TCGTATCAGTTACTTCTTCTTCATCTGGTATCTGTATTTGTTCAGGTGCGGCAACATTGAGTAAAGTATCAAGATCATCATAGATATCTTGTATTTCACTTTGTAGTTCAGATATTGAATCATACGCAGTTTCTGATAGTCTTTTATCTTTTTGTAGGCGTAAGGCAGTTAGCTCCTTAGCCCTTTGTGTTACCGATATTAAGGCAGTTAGTGCCTCTTCTATTTCTTCAGTAAATTTTTTACCAGTATCTTTTACTTCGGTTTCTTCTTTTTGTTCTTTGATTGCCATTGTGTAGGTTTCTTGATTGGCACCTACAAGTACTGGTGAAACTTCCCAAACTTTTAATTCTTTGAGGTATCTTACATCAACATCTGATCCGTCTTTTGCAAATTTACCGGGCTCTGAATCTACAACCTCATAGCCAAATGACCATTGTTGCAGATCGCCCATTGCTTTGACTGTGTTGTATGCCTCTCTACCTCTTTCAGTATCCATAATAAATTCACCTTTGAATACTGCTTTATCGTTGTCTTGTGTAATTTCACCTCTACCTATTACATCTTTCCAATCATGACCCCAAACCATGGCAACACCTTTATCGCCATAACCACTTTTAATTGAATCTGGTAAAACAACATCGCCGTCTGTATCTATTGTATTAAATACAGAAAATACGGCTTCTACCTTACCCTCTACATCTTGACTGAATACTGCGTCTATATTTTTAAATTCTTTACTCATAACACCTCATGATATATTACACTGCACCTGCAATTAATTGTTTCACCTGCTGGCGCACCACCAGAATTATCTGACGGATATAACATATTATAGCCACCAACATTAAAAAATCCATTTTTACTGACTCTTTGTCCATCTGCCAATCTATGCGTATCTCTTGTTACACCATCTCTTTCAGCAACCCACTCTTTTTCTAATGTAAGACCAGTTTGTGAAACAGCCAAATCTTGACCAAATTGTGAAAGTGTAAGACCCTCTGTTCTTGCTATTGTAGATGCTCTACCTAATCTTTTTTTACCAAGTGCGTCTGATATGCCATTTGCAACATAATCTTCTAAATCTTTACCTCTTAGACCAAGATTGGTTGCCTCTGTTACAGATCTTCTTAAATCACGATTCAATCTTTCTTTGGTAGTTTTTGCAAGATCGGGTAATACAGTTTCTAGTCGATTATTAACAAAATCAATTGCAGTTCTGTTTCTTCTAAAATCAGCAATTGGTATTTGTACACCAGTTCTACTTCTTAATGGATAAAATCCCTCTGTAATAACTTCTCTTCTTGGCTTTCTTCTTCTCTGTCTTGTTATTTCTTCTTGTTCTCTTTCGGTAAATTTAAATTCTTCAGGTAATAATATTTCTATTTGATTAAAACCAAAATCTGTTGTCATTGATATATATAAATCGTATAGATCAGCAGACCATTTAATCGTCTGGTTATCTATAAGATTATTTAAAATTGTTAAATTACCAACAGTCAATAAAGAGTTTGTTTTTATAAATTCTGTAATTACCTTATTTTGTTCTGTAAATAATTTATAATATTCTACACCTAGTGTTAAATCCCAATTTCTTAAAAGACTATGATAATTCTTCCAAAGCATATCTTTTACCTCTGGATCTTTAAACCTATTTAATCTTTCTTCTTTCTCTAATTGTTTTAATCTTGATTTTCTTATGACCAATTCTGTGGCAGTATTTGCCTTTTCATCTCTACTGTTCATTGCCTTAACCAATTTATTAGACCAAGATTTACCTGCTTCACCACCCCATAATGCCCATGCAATTCTACCATTACTTGGGTAACCATCTTCACCGGGTGAATAACCCTCTGCTTGTTTATCAATTTCATGACGAGGAAAATATCTTGCAATCTGCCTTACCTTATTTGGACTTGCAGTTGCATTTGATAAAAGATACCTAGCTGTACCTCTACCAACAGATGTACCCCCTCTATTGAATTCTGCAACCCAATCTAAAGCTCTCTTTGCCTCTTCTTTTGCACCAACTGGTATTGAAAAATCTAAATCATCATAAGGTCCTTTGTAATCTTTCTTGCTTGACAATGGGTGATTTCTAGGCAATAAATCTTGATCGAATGCAGTTCTTGGAAATTTACCTGTTCTTAAACCAGTTAAAAAGGCATTAACTCTGGCCAATGCCCATTGGTCAGCAGATCTTACATTACCTCTTACAGATGCAGGGTTTGTTCTATATGCACCTACACCTCTTCTAAATACAGCCTCAAGCATTCTTAATGTTGCTCTATATCTTGGATCTTTCTCATTATGTGCTTCAACCTTATCTCGTAATATTCTTTCTATTCTTGCACTTACTTGTTTTTCTTCTCTGAAATCATTTATTGGCCTTAGTCTTGATACAGGCATTGTTACAGTTCTATCTGTTTGATCATGTGATCCATCTTCATTAATTGACCATACACGCATATTTGCAGTTTCCTCTTCTGAATTAATAGATGTTATTACACCATGCACAACACTAGGTGGATCTGGATCTTTCGGTATTGACCAACTTACAGTATCGCCAACCGATATTTCACTCAGTGTCGCCATTTTCTTCTGCTAATCTTCTTTCATATTCTTCATGTGTGGCACATGGCATATAAACCAATCTGCCTTCATCATCATGTGTATGTGTTCCCGAACAGCCTAAATCTTCTGCCCTATCTCTTGCTTCTTCTATTGTAGTAAAAGTATCTTTTTCTACCTCTGCTTTTATTTCTTCATATTCAGTATCCCAATCATCTACATTTTCTTCTTCGTATTGTGATTCACCGAACATGTGAATTTGTTGTAATCTTGCCTCTGCCAACTTTTGTGTTGGGTAACAACCAAATCTTCTTGTACCCTCTTCGTTATAAACACAGAACTCACCATTTTCTTGTTTAATTATCTTTGTTTCATCAACAGTAAATGCTGATTCTTCAAACTGTTCTTCCACCTCATCTTGATTTTGTAATTGTTCTTCTTCTTGTTCTTGAGGTTCAATTGTTTTTGCGTCTGTTGGTACCACATTTGCAGGTACATAATATATATCTTGATCATCATTGGTTGGTAAACCAACTTGTGATCGAGCCTCTGATACCGAAATCCAACCACCTTTAACACCAATATTTAATCTTTTGTACAAATCTTCTTCATCAGATTGCAAAGACCTAACATTAGAAAAATCATATTGTGCCTTTACAATGGCATTTGATTCATAATCTTTTTGTAACAACTGATATGTTAATTCAGTTGCAACCATGCGCCATAATGGTATTAATTTATTTTCGGTAAAATATTCTCTAAGCATTCTTGCATTTGCATAGGTTGCTCTTTCAAGACCTGCACCAAGACCTGCCAATATTGCAGGAACACCAAGAACAGCAGACACTCTTTCTTCTGGTATTCTTCTTAATGTTCCAATATCTAATTCACTTGGACTGAATGCCATTTTTTCTACTGTCATAGAGCCTGAAAGAACTAAAGGTTGTCCTCTTTTTGACCCACCTACCTTTTGTTGATAGGTTTTACTTATTTGATCTGATTCATCAGCAGATATTGTGAAATCGTCTTTTGGTGAAATAATTACAGATGGTACACCAGAGTTAGATAATAATGCAGTTGATAATTGACCAGCAGATTCATCGCCAAATATTTCTCTAAGAACTGTTTGTAATGGTGCAAAACCTTTCTTATGGTTTGTTGGATCAAGCCCTAGTCTAAAATGTACAATATCATCTTTTTCAATAGTTAATTTTCTATCGTCCATTGCATATTCATAGTTTGTTATTAAAGTTTCTTCATTACCTTTAGCAGTTACCCTATCTGGTATTAATGGGTACAATGCAGTTAATTGACCTGCATTATTTTTTTCTTTTAATAAATATGCGTCACCGAAGACATGTAAAGCATTTATTAAATACTGTTGTACAACCTCACCTGACATAAATGGGTTAGGTCTTTCCATTAATATTTGTAATGGGTGATTAAATATTATTGATTCTTCGCCATCATCTTGGTAAGACTTTACAATAAGGTTTGCTTCTGAGAAAGATGTTCCTAATACCTGTAAACATGCTGTAACAGCACTATTTGATTGTCCATTACCTAAATCTTTTAAATCAAAATTACCTGCATGAGAATTGTAACCCATGATAAAACTACTCGGCGTAATTGGATCTTCTCTAAAAAAATTAATTCTTTTTTCTCTATC